CACCACGCCTTTACCGTTATTTCCTGCCGGTGGCGGGTTACCACCTGACCCAATCATTATCAGAAATCGCGGCACGTCTAACGCATGGCGTGACGAGGAAGAGATTTTAGCGGTCATTATGGCCATTGCTGTACGCGACAGTTAATCGCGGCTAGGAGGGTGTTATGTCAGAAGAAGCGATTTATGACGATGGTGTAGATGAAGCCGAGGTTGAAGCCCAAGACGTTGATCAGGTTGAAGTGGATGAGCTTGAATCAACAGATGAGCCAAAAGCCGAAAAGCCGGAAAAGGTAGTCTTTAGCGAGGAACAGCAGCGTTTTATCAATGACGAGATCGTGGCCAAGAAAACGGCCAAGATGCGCGAGATTGAGCGCCAATCCGAGCAGTACCGGGCTGAGTTGGAAGCGCTACGGCAGCAGGTGCCAAAGGACGCTCCACCAACGGTTCCCCCTATGCCTGACCCTTGGGACGGTGAGTTTGAGAAGAAGGTCGAGGCGCGCGACGCTGCGCTTTTAAGTAAAGCCAAATGGGATGCGCAGCAGGAGTACCGGCAGCAGCAAGAGCAGTATGTCCAGCAGCAATCTCAGCAGGCCAGCATTAAGCAGCTACGCGATACCGTTCAGAGCTACACAGAGCGCGCCGAAAAGTCTGGAATCAAAGAGAAGGAGCTACAAGCGGCGGGTAATACCATTGCCACCTACGGCATGGATCACTCTCTGGTGAATTACATTCTCAACGATCCAGACGGGCCAGCTCTTACTATGCACCTTGCACAGAACATTGCTGACCTTGAAGTATTGCGGGGCTTAGACCCTATCCGTGCGGGTGTTTACCTGGAGACGAAGGTTAAGCCATTGGCGAAGAAAGGCCGCAAGCCACCACCTGAGCCTACGGACTCCCCAAGGGGTTCTGGCATGGCTGAGAAGTCGCGTGGGCCAAAAGGCGCTACGTTTGAGTAGTTGACACTCTGCACACGGACGTGCATATGCTTCTAATACAGCCTTAGTGCTGGCTTTCAATAACCGTTTAACGGGCCTTGCTGGATAGTTTTACCGGATTACAGCGACCGGAACCCGAAAGACTTTTATTGATGCCAATACGAGGGTTTCTCACATGGCTAATTCGCTGAATAGTAACGTCACACGCCAAGTTGCGCGTGTATTCTTGGAGAAGTTTGAAGCTTCTCGCGTCCTGACTAAAGCTGTCGATACTCAGTTGCTGAACGGTAAGTTTTCACCGCGCAGTGGCTCCAATGTCGATTTCAAGCGTCCACACGATTACAACTCGCTGCGTACTTCTGGCGGTGATATTTCTTCGTCCACTAAGTCGGACATTATCGCTGGTAAGGCGACTGGTACGGTTCAGGACTACTTTACCGTTGCAACTGAATGGGGCAACGTAGAAGAAGCTCTGGAACTGGATCAACTCGACCAGATCCTTGCGCCTATGGCTACACGCCTTGTGACTGACTTGGAGCTTGATCTGGCCAAGTACATGATTAACAACGGTGGCTTGTCTTATGGATCTCCCGGCACTGCGGTATCGGCATGGTCACACATTGCCGGTGCAGGTTCGCTTATGCAGTCCATTGGTGTGCCTTCTGGTGAGCTTTGCTACGTCATGAACCCCTTTACCCAGCAGGCTTTGGCTGACGCTCAAAACGGCCTTAGCGCCGCAGACAGCTTGGTTAAAACCGCATGGGAAAAGGCCAAAGTGTCAGATATGTTCGCCGGTATGCGAGTTATGACTTCCAACGCTCTCAAGTCTCGCACTTCTAGTGCAACGACTGACCGCGCTGGTGCCGTGGCTTCTGCTACTGCGACTTATGTTGCTCACAAAGACAGCATGATTCAGTCAATCGTTGTTGATGGATTCACTGGTGACTTCACCGCTAAAGCGGGCGATATTGTTGAAGTCACTGGCCGTAACCACCTGTCACTTGCGACTCGCGAGCCGATCTTTGACGCTACTGGCGCCAAGATCAAGTTCCGTGGCGTGATTACGGCTGACGCAACCATTACTTCCGGTGAAGGTACTTTGCTGGTAGCTGGCCCTGCGATCTTTGAAGCTAACGGCCAATACAACACGGTTGACGCTGCGCTGGCTGACGGTGACGTGATTACCATTCTTGGCACTACGGGTGCGGTGTATCAGCCTAACCTGTTCTTTGCCAAGCAGGCGTTCGGCTTGGGTTCGGTCAAACTTCCCAAGCTGTACAGCACTGACACGGTAGCCACTACTGAGGACGGCTTTTCTATCCGCGTATCTAAGTACGCTGACGGTGACGCTAACACTCAGAAGATCCGCTTCGACATGCTGCCAGCCTTCGCTACCTTTAACCCGTTCTTCGCGGGTCAAGGTTACGGTGTTGCGTAAGTAAGGAGCCGCAACGATTGGCCCGCCTGCTCTGACCAGCGGCGGGCCTTTTTTCTAAGGGGGAAGCATGATCGAATTTGAAAAGCCAAACGGCACGACTATCAAGGTGGCAGATCGCCCCGAGAATATTGCCTTGGCAAAAGAATTAGGTTGGGTGGAAGTTAAGCCCAAGCGGAAAGCTAAAGCCTAATGGCAACTGCCGGTGACATTGCCAACTCTGCGTTAAAGCGCATTCTGGTTCAGGCGTCTGACGCTCCGCTAGAAGCTGACGAATACGCAGACTTTATTGAAGCCATGAACAACTACATGGCCGCGCTGGAAGCTGAGGGCGTGAAACTTGGGTATACACCTGTTGATAACGTGGCCGATAGCGTCACTGTTCCCCCAGGCGCATTACGGGGATTGATTGCCAACCTTGCGATTGAGGTCGCACCTGATTTCGGCGGATCAATATCCGCGTCACTGGTTGGGCAGGCCAGAAGCGGTATGCAGGCCATGAGACTGTTAGGGCAGTCAAGAATCCTTGGTGCATTCCCGTCCAATCTGCCTGTTGGTTCGGGTGTTGAGGATGAAGGCTGGGATTCTGACCACTTTTATCAGAATCAAGTTTCAGGGCTGCTGACTCTCTCGGGAAATTCACTATTGACCGTGTTTGCCGTGTCCGGCAATCCTGTTCCCGTTGTAGGCTTCTGGAAGGTTGCCAGAGCCACGTTAATAAGCGGCGCGACTACCGGCACGTTTACCGCTATTCAAGGCGTAGAAGGCACGTTTAAGGCGTCTGTGACGGCTACTGGTGACGGTGATTACAGCCTGTCACTTGCGGTGAATGGCATTGTTATTTCAAGCGTGACTATGGGCCTGTCTGCTACAGCGACCAATCACACCATAAGCAGCGGAGTTACCCTGAACAGCGGAGATTTTGTTCAGATTCGAGTGAATCCTATCGCGCACACTGAGCCTATGGTGGCAATTAACGCCACACTGGAGCTTGTGTAGTGGCGGTGGTCGAGCTGCCAATCGGAGACGGCTATTACAAGTCGAATTCTTTGCCGGTATCAGCTCAAGAATGCCTGAACTGGTTTGTTCACGTTCCTGAGGCGCCCTCACTGTCGCCTAAGCAGCTATACGGTACGCCGGGAATGACTCAGGTTGTGACTTCTGGCGCAGATTCTAACCGTGGCGGTCACTTAATGGGCGGTAAGGCTTATTTCGTCAATGGCACGTCTCTATACAGGCTGAATGCCGACAATACGCTGACCACGCTGGGCACCATATCGGGTACAGGTAGAGTGTGGATGACAGACAACGGCACTCAGTTGTGTATTTTAGTGCCTGGTGGTTCTGGTTATATCTTCACCGAGCCTTCCACCTTAACCGCTATTTCTGACACTGACTTTACCGCGAACGGGAATCCTGTTGCGGTGTGCTTTATTGACGGGTATTTCGTGTTCACTACGGATACCAACAAGTTCATTATTTCAGACCTTAATAATGGTCTGGCCTATAACGCGCTCGACTTTGGATCGGCTGAATCGTCACCTGATGGGGCATTAGTGCCGACTGTCTTTAAGAACCAGTTGTTCATTGTTGGAGAAATCACTACCGAAGCATTCTCTAACATTGGCGGCCCTGACTTCCCTTTTCAAAGATCTGGATTGTTCCTAGACGAGGGAACGGTATCCCCATTCTCCGTTGTACCGGCTTCTGAAACGTTTATGTTTATCGGTGGGGGCAAGAATGAAACCCCCGCTGTTTACGCATTGGCAGGGAATGCCACGCAGAAGGTTTCCACGTCAGCCATTGATGAACTGTTGCAGGACTTAACCGCGCCAGAATTAGCGCAAGTTTACGGCTTTTCCTACGCGCAATCTGGGCATTACTTTGTAGGCTTCACACTCCCTGCGACAACTATCGTCTATGACACGTCAACAGGACTGTGGCACGAGCGGCGCTCTTACGACACAGTAGACAGCGAGATTGTTGAAGTGCCCTATAGGGCTTCCTGCTTCGTCTCAACGGGGGGCAAGATTTACGCGGGTGACTCGATAGACGGGCGCATCGGCCTAGTGTCTCCTGATGTTTATTCGGAATATGGCAATCGGATTAAGCGAGTCGTTTCCACTCAACCATTCCAGAACAACTTTCAGCCGTACTTTGTGCCCTATCTGGAATTAACCATTGAATCTGGTGTGGGTAACTCAACGGAACCTGACCCGCAAATGATGCTCGATCGCTCACTGGACGGTGGTAAGACGTTCGCCTATTCCAGAGCTAGACCTATGGGCAAAATGGGTGAGTGGAATCGCAGGGCGGTGTGGAGACGATTGGGCAGAGTCTCACGATTCGATATTTACCGCTTCACCCTATCAGCTCCGGTTAAGCCCGTTGTGATCGCTTTAACGGCAGATATTAGGCAGGCAGACAATGCAGCAGCCTAGATTAAATGCCAGTCTCCCAGTCGTGTCCGAAGATCGGACTATGGAATTACCTTTCCGCAAGTTTATGACGCAGTTGGATAGATCGTTGCCGATTGTCGGCAGTGGCAATCCCGAAGGTGTTGTGGATGCGGCCTATTTGTCTTTATACATTGACGAAGGCGCAGGGCAGGGGCTTATCTCCTACCGAAAAATGCAGGCTTCTGTTGGTGGTGATAGAAAGAAGGGCTGGCAGCAGATATCTGTGAATGCAGCGGCATGGGGTGGCGTTGGTGGCTTATTGAGCGAGCAAACCGACCTACAGGCTGCGCTAGACGAAGCTGGCACTGCCCCTGCATGGGGTGAAGTTACAGGCACACTGTCGAATCAGACTGATTTGCAGTCGGCTTTAGATGCGGCGGGTGACGCTGCTGTGTGGGGTGGGATTGGTGGAGACATATCAACACAGGCCGACCTGGTTTCTGTAGTGAATACCGCATACGCCGATCTTTCGGTGTTTTTTCCGCAATCTCTTACAGCCATCGCCGCAGCGACTTATACGCCTACGCTATCGGACGCCAACAAGGTTTTGAGATTTACGGGAGCTAGCCCCGAAGTAACCCTTCCGTTAGAAGCTGACGTTAATTATTCCGTAGGGGTAATTTTGACGATTCGCCAAGCGGGTACGGGCACGCTAACCCTTGTCACTACGGGCTTAACAATCAACGGCACTGTACCGACATGGGCGCAGCACGTTGAGGTTAATTTCAGGAAAGTTGGCACTAATGAGTGGGACGTATTTTGATCGCCTCACGGGTACACAACGAGGGGCTGGTTAAGAGTTTTTTACAGAAGATGGGGCCGGTTATATCTGAAGACGGGTTTGATTTAGATAGGGCTGATATTGATACGCACGGCACTTGTTGGCTCATGGTTCACGAACATGGGCATGAGCTGGCGATATTTAAGTTGATGCCGGTCAACTCTTTGACGCTAGAGATCCATATCAATGTTTTGCCGGTTTTCAGGAAAGAAAGGCGTGAGATTGTGCGATGCGCCTACCGGTGGATTCTTGAATTCACTGGGTATCAGAAGCTGGTCGCATGGGTTCCTTCTATGCACAAGCATATCAAGCGCTTTGCCGTTGAAATGGGCATGAGCGTTGAAGGAAACAACACGGCGTCATATTTGAAGGATGGCGTTATTTGGGATCAATGGTTACTCGGCATTGACCGGGAAAGGATGGGTTTATGTCTAGCTTAGTAGATACACTTTTTGGCGGCACAGATGACAGCAGCCAGAGAGCGCAGCTGCAGTCCAACGAGCGAACACAGCAATTTATTGAAGAACAGTCTGCTTTGTCTCGGGATGACGTTAATCGGTATATCCCAAGGGGTGCAGAGCAAGCGCGGCAAGGTTTTGAGTCTGCTTACAACCTACAGCAGCAAACCATCCCGACTCAGATTGGGGCGGTTCGTGGCGGGAATATCCGCGCTCAAGAGTCACTGCTGGGGGGGATGGGCTTGGTGAATGATGCGCTTATGGGTAGGCCAGTAGATGAATCCGCTTTACAGGTTTCGAGTCTTGGCCCTGACACGGCCAATATCTTCAGGAATATGCAGGCACCTGAGTTTATGACCACACCGGTTCCGCAAGCTCAGACGCAGCAGCAAGGCTTAACTCAGGAACAGTTGCAGCAATTACAGCAGAGTCTTTTGGGTGGGTTTAGGGGGATGATCTAATGGCGATTACACTTGGTGGCGGGTCAAACCAGCCACGCCTAGGCCATAGCGATATTCTGGCACAACAAAAGCAGAAGTTCTTGAGCGGTGGTTTTACTCCTGCGAAAGAAGAACAGTGGCTTCGTGTTAACGGTTCTAGGGCTGGCGTTGACCCAGCAGGATTGTCTGCTCAACAGAAAATATGGGCGTTTGGTGGCGGCACAACAGGACAGCAGCAAACGGATTACACAGGTTCTCTCGGGCTAACTGGCCGTATTGGTAATGTCTCACAAGTAAGGCCACCTGCTAATGCATTGGGTGGTAGTGGGGCGATGAATTCAGGCGGCATGAATCCTAGCGCGCTTGAAAATTATTGGGCAAATAACCCTGGGTCACTGGATCAAGCTATAGGCCAGAACCCTGGCGCGTTTGGCTTGAGTGGCGCCCCACCTACTAATGGCATGGGCGCTGATGGTGGCCAGCTTGGCGGGAATCAGGGTGGCAATCCTGTGGCGGGCGGCAATCCTGCTCAAGTGAACCCCGGCCAAGGCACCAATCCCGGCCAAGGCGGTATGGCTAACGCGATCAACAACAATCCGGCAGGACTTGAGCAGTATTGGCAGGATAACCCCGCCGAATTGAGAAATGCTATTTCACAGAACCCCGCTATGTTTGCGCCTGCCGGTCTTGCGCGTGACGGGAACACCGACGCACCTACCGGATTAAAAGGCTCAGAGCAGGCCATGTACGGCGGTCTACTCGGTGGTATGGAGCAGCTTAACAAAGGTGTTGCCGGTGCGGAGGGTGCTTATAACCAATTTGGTGAGGCCGCTAAAGGCTCATTGGCTGGATACTCTCAACAAGGCACGGGTGCGAGCAACCTTCAAGCGAACATGACGGGCGCTAATGGCCCTGAAGCACAAGCTGCGGCATATGCTCAGTACCAAGAATCGCCAGAGCAGGCTTACCTTCGTGAGCAGTCCGAGAGAGCTATTACGCGCAACGCTGCGGCCACTGGTGGGCTAGGTGGCGGTAATGTCTTGAAGGAGCTACAGCGCAACGCCACGGGCCTTGCCATGCAGGACATTAACAACTCATTCAATCGCTTGAATACGGTTGGGGATCGCGGCTTTAACGCAGCCCAAGGTATATCTGGTATTGACGCA